CATTTAATTTGTTGTTTGTTTTAATCTCATTAATATCGGAAATAATGTCGTCTAATACTTCAATATTATTTTCAAACATGGCGATGCATTCGTCAAGTTTTTCGGTCTCTACGCCACCAGTATCATATGATTGCTCAAGCGCTTCCGCAAGAATAAACTTATTTTTAAAATTACGAGAACCAAATAATAATTGGTCATTGGGTAAAGTTTGTCTTTCGGCATCATTTGCAACCACATAAACCATAAGATTATGTGTTGCAATAAAATCTTTCAAAGTTGCCACGCACATATCTTCATTTCCACAGATACCTAAATCGGCAATCAAATCATTCTTTAAATCGCGATTACCGATATGTTCTTTCAATGCAACAAAATATTTTTTAACAATAATTTCGACGTTTCCATTAAAAAGTGCAGATGTTACACGGTTTCGTCTTTCTATAAGAGTCCTATCAGTTGAACCAATAAAATTTTTTTGGGAAGGGGTTTCGAGCGGCATATTATTAATTCTTATATGTCTTATAAATATATTTTATTATTATGATTAGAATATACTGATAATGTATAATATATAATGATAATAATAATAATAATAATAATAATAATAATAATATAAAATTTGAAATTTATTTATCATAGCAGTAAGACAATAACAATACATAAAATAGTTGAATGGAACATACATCAGCGATTGAATCAACTATTGTAAAATTGCGGGAGTTATTGTTACGCCGCGGCATTGTCGATAAAAATGGAATCGAGAATGCAATTAGTATTAAAAACAACATAACAAACCCGGAGATAGAACCGTCGATTGCAGCCGCGTATGAAGAGCTTGCGCATATTATAACGCATACAATAACGCATGGAATTCATGCCGAGATTTTTAAATGTCTTAAGACCTATCGCAATTCACGCAGGACTGGAGTTTTTAAGGTATGTGACCAATTTATAATAAAATATGATAGTTATACGGATTTGCGTCTATTGAAGACATATAAAAAACTCGGATTCGGAATAAATCATCAGTATAAGCTGGTAACGCCCATCTGGTATTCGTTTATTGAACGCAACAATATTAAGATTGGTTCTACAACCGAATTATCTGTTGATATCAATGATATCAATAGCAATAGCGAGAGTGATGACGACGTTGACAAAGACTATAATGATGTCGACCGTTCCGACCACTCTTGTGAACAAAAAAAAATAAACATATCCAATCTTATGACACTTGAAATTCAGCCAATGTTACAGGGTTCAATAGTGTTTCACGAATGGTACAGACGAACACACTTTTGCACGCAAGACCATGACTATATTATTACAAGTATGATGTTGAGTGTTGCAAAATCAATTAAATACTGCCACGATTTGGGATTAGTTCACGGTGATATAAAGCCTGATAACATAATGGTTATATCAAAAGCCGGTCATTGCAACGAGAATGGCTCGCATGTAATGCGGTATAATAGCCATCGCATACCAGATGTATATTTGATTGATTTTGGAATGTGTGGACGCGACAAGATGGACGAGGGCACTGGCGGAACGCGACCGTTTTGCGCACCGGAAACCAATAATGTAAATAATGAACAGGAAATATTAGCACAAAATATAAGGAAAAGGACAATTAAAAATAACGGTATTCAAGTAACTGCCGTATCAGGTGACGAATACATGTGGGGGCAGATAACAAAGGAGCAAGACGTGTGGTCATTTGGACTTATTATATTTACATTGATTTCATATTATAGCGTATATTATTATTACCGAGAATATCCAATGCGCACATTTGACCGCGCCGGTTTTGTCCGTGAATGCGAGCTTGCAAATGATTCAGAAATTAGCAATCATCCTCTATATCCCGTAATATCGAAAACGTTGTGTAGGTATGATAAACGGGCAACAATCGATGAAGTAATTTCAATGATAGAGGTCGCACTGGTTAACATGATGTAACATAATATTGCATGCAACCAAACCAAATGGCATTAATCCAAAGTTTGCATGTCCGTTTCATGCATCAATGGTTCTGGTTCCGGGGTTTTGTCAGGTGCAGTGGCATTTGAAATTAGTGTATCTGGTAATGCATTTATTGATTTTATAACATGATGGCTATCATTACCGTTGTTGTCGACATTCGCATTATTCATATTCATATTATTTTTGGTTTCACTGTTGTTGTTATTTATATTATGTATATTATTTGTATGTCCAGAGCTATTCTCCGAACTGGTCGAACTCATCGAACTCAAATGTTTAACAGTGGTTCGTTTAACGTTTTGTCTCTGCAGAAAATACAAGAACAGCTGCGGCAGTATAGCGACAGTGTTCATGTACGTTCTATACTTGAAAGTGCATATAGTGGCTTCGTCGTAATATTTAATGCTGTACCACCAATATGCCGGAATGAACAATATCTTACCTGGCGTAAGCTCTACTTCCAGCGTTTTAATTTTGTCATAGTCCGCCTTGTATACGTGTTGAACATTCCATGGACACACAGGTGATACGAATTCGAACGTTTCATAGTCGGATTTGGCATACAAGTATTTTGATGATTTAGGAGGTATGAGAATAACCCGAGCCTTTCCACTAACCGGCATGAAATAGTTACGGTAACTCACATTGTATTGTAAAACCGTTTCGGCACCCTCGGAAGCAAACGTATAATCATAATCACAATTGGATACAAGGGGTGGACGCAAAAAGTCGTCATTATACCTGAAATGCTTTATTACACCCGTCTCGTCTAAAAAGTCGATATTCTTCTCACTTATGAACTGCGACGACTTGTCCGACTTCATTATTTCGTGTATTGCATTCAGCGTGATTGGCATATATGGTTCGCTGTCAGCACTCACATCCTTTATGTTTTTTACTTTAACGTCAAACGCGCCATAGTTTTTTTTAATGACGTCAAACGCGACATCGGCCCTGAAGCTGCTGCTACCACCATTAGTGTCATCGTATTCAAATACTACCGGTTGCCGCAGATCGCATATCTCTTCGAGTTTATCTTTTGACGGTTGGTCTATTTCATATACTTCTAAATCATCACTGGTTCTAATGTGGAAATAAATGTGCAAATAAAGAAACAATACGATGCAGAATACAAATACTGCAATAACGGTTTGCATTGTGATTATGTGATTATGTTTCTTATTCTTATTATGATTCTCTTATTCTGATTATGCTTATGCCTACTTAATAATATCCTTATTATTATCTATCTATCAATGCGAATATACGATACGAATATATGGTAGTAATACAATTTTTTTTAAACATTTATACGATTAATATCTATTGGATTGTATAAATTGTATAATTAATAAACTATCAATAAAAAATTAAAACAAAAACAAAGATAAAATATAAAAAATAAAAATAATAATAAATATAAAATTGATAAGGATTGGTCGAAAGTTATATTTTTTCCATCAAAATAATCTAAATATTACGCTTTAGTATAGTTTAGCGCAGACAGACGAATCACAAACTACAATTTACGAGAATATAACAAAGAAAATACAAGATAATACATAATGGCGTTCAATAAGCAGCATACGAAGAACCCAAATGTGTCTAAAATTATTGGAATTCAGTTTAGTATTCTTTCGCCGGAAGAGATTAAAAAAGGGTCGGTTGCCGAAATAACATCACGGGAGATGTATACAAACAACCGACCATGTCATAATGGCTTGTTTGACCCGCGAATGGGTGTCCTCGATCCAGGTCTCATTTGCCCCACTGACGGATTGGACTACATGCAAACGCCAGGATATTTCGGCCACATCCAACTCGCGCGACCCGTGTTTTACATTCAATACTTATCAACCGTTCTCAAGATATTAAGGTGCGTTTGCATGAAATGCAGTAAGCTGCTGATCGACAAGAATTTTAACAAGGACCTCATGCGCCTCCGCCCCGATGAGCGATGGGCGCGCGTGTATCAGCTCGCAAGTAAAGTCAATCGGTGTGGTAAAGAAACCGACGACGGATGCGGTTGCTTGCAACCTGATAAAAAATATAGAAAAGATGGCCTCGCAAATATTTTCGCAGAGTGGACGAAAGTCAGTGGCGGAGGAGAAGATGGTGCACCGAGCGAGGCAATGGAGGGAGCGGCGAGCGGTGGAGGTTTCGGACCTGCTGCTGCTGCTGCTGCTGCTGGTGGTGGTGGTGGTGGTGCAGCAGCAGCTTCGTCAACAAAGCTCAACATGAAGGTCACTCCCGAGATGGTGATAAAGATATTCAAGCGTATATCCAACGAGGACGTAACATTCATGGGGTTCAGCCCGCAATTTTCGAGACCAGAATGGATGGTGTGTCAAGTGCTCGCAATCCCACCACCTGCAGTTAGGCCATCAATAAAGATGGATGGGCAGCAGCGCAGCGAAGATGACATCACGCACATTCTGGTAAACATCTTCAAGACAAACGAGTATTTGAAGGAACAAATCGAAAAGAGCGACAGAGTTGATCCGAGCGTGATCGATGGGTGGCACACGCTGTTGCAATACTATGTAGCCACTCAGATAAACAATAACATCCCAGGAGTTGGACCGGTTGCACAGCGTTCTGGCAGACCCCTGAAATCCATACAGGAACGTCTAAATGGAAAGGGTGGACGTGTGCGTGGAAATTTGATGGGAAAGCGTGTGGATTTCTCTGCACGCTCCGTTATCACACCCGACCCAAACATTTCCATTCGCGAGTTGGGCATTCCTGTGAAAATTGCAAAGAATATAACCAAACCGGTTGTCGTGAATGACAGAAATCGCGACTTTCTCATGGCACTTGTGATGAATCGGTCGGACACGTATCCTGGTGCCAAAATTCTGGAAAAGGTGAATGGACAGTCAATTTCTCTTCGTTATGCCGATGTCACAAATATCAAGCTTGAAAATGGGGATATCGTTCACCGTCACATGATGGACGGTGATGCCATTCTGTTTAACCGTCAGCCGTCGCTGCATAGAATGAGCATGATGTGTCACATCGCACGCATTATGCATAAGGGAGACACGTTTCGGATGAACGTCGGTGATACGAAACCATATAACGCCGATTTTGATGGCGATGAGATGAATTTGCACATGCCACAAGATGCGGAATCCGAGTTGGAACTTCGTCATTTGGCCGCAGTTCCATATCAAATCATCAGTCCGGCAAAAAATGAGTCAATTATTGGAATTTTCCAAGATTCGCTGTTGGGTAGCCACCTGTTTACGCGTCAAGACGTTCAGATGACACCCCTTAAGGCCATGGGACTCATCGTCGGATACAATAAAATAAACGGCAATTTGTTCAAAACAAAACGTGCTAAAAACGACATGGTAACGAATTTCCAAATTTTGTCGCAAATTATGCCGCCCGTTTCCGTTCGATTCAAAACGGAACTGTTTGACGACAAAAAAGGTGAAGCTGCCAATGTTAATCACGTTGTTGAAATTAAAGAAGGGATTTATAAGCGCGGTCAAATAGAAAAGGGTGTTCTGTCTTCGGGTGGTCACGGTTTGATTCAGCGAATCTGTAATGATTTCGGAAACACTGCATCTGCCGACTTCATAGACAATCTGCAGAACATCGTCACGGAATATATGAAAACCACGGCATACAGTGTTGGTATAAGCGACCTTATATCCAACGATGCAACTACTCAACAAATTGCAGAAATCATCGCCATGAAAAAGAACGAAGTTAAGAACATAATTGACCAGGTGCATCTGGGGATTTTCGAGAACAAGACAGGTCGCACCAATTTGGAAGAATTCGAAACCAAGGTTGTAA